GAATACTCGCCTTGTTCTGTCACCTCCGTCACACCCATGTTGTCTATGAACCATTCGATGTGTGACCACGTTGCTTCAGGTGGTGCGCTGTTTCCTCTGCCTTTCATTTGGGAGATAGTCTCGCCATCAAACTCAATCGTCACGTATGACTTAGACTTACCGCGCTTGCCTTCGGGCTTGCGGAGAGAGTAAAGAGTTCCTCCGCTTTGGGCGGCGCCGCAGTGTCCCATTCGCGTGCCTTCCAGGTCGCAATTGCTTGTCTCTAGATCATACCAATACGAACCATCGTCAAAAGTGTGGTATACCTGATCGGGGCTTTCTTGCTCTGCGATCTCCTCTTCGGCTTTGTTGTCTGCGCCGATCATTGTACTATGCTCGCGAAGGATCCTGATGTTATCGGGGTGCATGTTTAAGAACGTGAACACATCATTAAAGCGGCTCTGGAACTGCTTCCACGCTTGCTCGATGGCACTGTCTAACACCTCTTGAACGAACTCTACTGTCTTGCTGTTAAGCCCTAACTTGCTTAATCCCTTCACTGCCTTCTCAAAAGCTTTTCTCCATTTGCCGAGGGCATCATCTTTAATCGTTCGGTTGATACTCTGGAGTATAAACCTAGTGCGTTTGGCTTTCTCGGTTGTCCAGTTCTCGCCTTCTCTCAGTATGTTCTCAAACTGAACTTCGGGGGCGCCCTCCGTGAGATTGTGGCGGTCCATGGCAGCAAGGAACTCCTCGGGTGATCCACCAAAGGGATCCTCTTCGGCCGAACCGAAATCGACTTCGGGTTCAGGAGGATCTAAATCCTCCTGCTTCGCAAACTCTGTCCAATAGTCGAGAGCAGACAGCAGCGGCTCCATCGTATTAAACCGAAACTCTTGTATTCTGTTGCTTGGGCGCACGAATTGGTGAAGATGAGTTTTCTTCCACATATGCCCTAGCCATGTCTTTGCGCTTTCAGGCGCTTCGTGTAGCGAAGACTCGATAGCATCGGCTACATATTCGGAGAGCCCTATGTCGCGAAGACCCTCGTCTAATCTAATGTTCTCGTTTATATAACCGAACCAGTTACGTGTAGCAAAATCCATAAATATACCTCAATATTATAAATAGTTTGCTATCTCCAAAACAGTTGGACGGCCACTATAAGCATGGATAAAAACACGCAAATCATCGTTTTAGTCGTAAACATGCTTTCGTTGAGAAAATACCACGTCAAAATAGGAAAGGTCAAATATGACATGCTAAAGATTAAAAAGCGGGGGCCCCAAACCTGCCCCATCTCTTCGTAGGCAAACCTCACACCATACAGGAAACACAAACCGGTAGGAAGTCCATATAGTACAACCGCGAAGATCGGATGTTGTTTCCACCATTCCCATACAAATTGGCTATTGATCTGAAACCACGCCATCGTTTGACCCAGCGCAAACAAGGATAGGGCTAGCCAAAGTTTACTAGAAATTTGTAACAATTGTTTCCTCGCAGCTCTCTTTATCTTGTGTTGGTCTTCCGTACTTGTCGATCATTGTAATGTTAAATTTTTCGTATAGCTTATACACAGCGTTGTGGTGATTATATATCACAACCCATTTGCGATCGAGGTTCTTTAATTTGCTGTGCAATTGCCGGTGATTGACTCTAGTTTGTTCAAATCCCATATTTTTTCCCTGCTCCAATAAGTTATAGCTAAAGTTGCCCATCGGGAGCAATAGATAATCAGCTTCGTTATATTTCTCTACAGACTCAACAACCGTTGCGTTTGTTGTATAATTCAAATGAAAGTTTGCCGGCCGGAAGCTCTTTAAATAAGATAGTGAAACAGGATTGAGCTTGTCTCTATTAAAATCTCCGGAAGACAACAGGCCAGTTTCTGAACACCTATTTAGCGTGAAGAACATGGCCGATCTAACATACGGGTCTTTATATTGTGGCCAGTTTTCTTGCAAAATTTGAAAAGATTTTTCGTTTTGAAGCTTTTGAAACTGTTCCGAAACAACTATCTGATATAAGGTTTCGCAATCATTCGTTGCACAGGTCCAGAATTCATAGATCACATACCTATTTGTATGTGCATTAACAAACCGATCGTCTTCCGCAAGATTGAACTCAAGCTCGCCCGAAAAAAATACAAAGGAATTTATAACCGATCCCTTTGGAAGTATGCTTTTCAGATAAGACAAACACCCAGCATGATCGTGAACATGTTTGATCGGAGATCTCATTTTTTAGCCGGCGTCTGATTCCATTGACTCTTTGAACTTCTCAAGCTTTTCCTTCAGCGCGAACATATCTTCTGTCGAATGGTTCGACACAGGTACTCCAGCGGCCAAGGCACCCTCTGGTGACCAACCGGGGCTCTCCTCACTCTTCGGTGGTCTCGATTTATAATTTACATAGCCGCTTATTATGTTTGCCACATCGCTAAGCACTAAATCCACTTTGGCCATTCTTCGGCGCACATTATCTATTGACTCGCAATTCTTGAAAATTAGAACATCCTCTTGATCTATTTCATTGCATTCTTTAATCAGCTCTTGCACTTCGTGGAGCCCTTTTAATATTAGTCTCTGTACTTCAAAGTTAAGCTCATCAAGCTCAACCGAGTAAGAAATGTTTACTCTCTCTGACATTTTATCCTCTTAGTAGTTGTTTGCCTTTATTTAGAGTGCTCTCTATTGTTTCTGGTGAACCAACGACAACAATCTCTGTGCCCGACTGGCCTCGGTTAATTGTCAGTTTAGAAAACTGATGAGCGTTATCAAGACCAGTCGCGACCTTTCCTCTTTCATTCAATTCCTTCATTCTTTTTTCTTCGCGAATCATAATAACGTGCTCAGGATTCACAAATATTTCTCGTAACGAGTAGTGCTTGTTAGTTGTTACAGCGCCATTGTTACACACTTCTGTAAGTTTAACGAGCATATTCACCTGCCATGGGATATGTGTAGGCTTTGTTTATAGTCCACACGTTTCCATCCATAAAAACATCATAGCTTCTATCTTTCTCCTCACAAATCACGGCCGTCCGTGGCGTATCAGTTATCAAATATCGCTTTTCGCTATCTTTACGAAGCCAATGTAAGCGCGTATGCTGTGGGATCCATACTAAATCTCCTTTTTTCATATTTTCTGTCATATATTTACTCCGTTTGTATGATCCCATAGTTAGTGGTGATTAGAGTTCCGGCACAACTGGCTGCATTTTGCAAGGCCGTGCGAGTAACTTTAACGGGATCAATAATTCCACCTCTAAATAAATTAACTAGCTCTCCAGTTCTAAAATTCCAGCCATAATCTTTACGAGCATCCAAAACTTTGCTGATTATTATATCGGGAGACTCGTTGGCGTTAAGTGCCATCTGGCGCAGTGGCTCTCGGCATGCTTCACTGACAACGGATACTCCGTATGCCTGATCGGATTGATTGGATGTGATCGCAATCGAATTACCAGCGTGAAGTAGCGCAATGCCACCACCACAAACAATTCCCTCTTGTTGCGCCGAGCGCACTGCCTCTAAAGCGTCTTCAACCCGATGCTTTTTCTCCGTCATCTCGACCTCAGTTGCCCCTCCCACTCTAATCACTGCAACGCCAGAAGATAGGCGAACAATACGCTCTTGGATTCTTTTACAGTCTCTTAGTGTCTGGATGGCATCCGCGCCTTCGGTGTCCTTGATCAGCTGCTTGAGTGATTCAATTCTTTCTTCTATTGCTTCGTAGTCGCAACTTCCTCCAACAATTGTGGTATTATATTTGTTGCTCTCAATAGACTTAGCAGTGCCGAGATCCGTTAGTTGGACTTCCTGTAACTTCATTCCGCTTTCGCGAGTCACAAATGTGGCGCCGGATGATAGAGCAAGATCGTCAAGGATATTTCGACGCTCTTCTCCGTACATTGGAGCTTTGATTGCAGCAACTTTAAGTGTGCCGCGCATCGCATTCATGATCATTGCCGCTAACGCTTGGCCTTCGATGTCTTCAGCCACCACAACCAACGGTCGATTTTCGCGCGCGATCAACTCAAGTATGGGAAGTATTTGTTCAACCGCTGAAATCTTGTGATCCGTCACCAAAAATAACGGCTCGTCATAGTGCATTACACCACGACGCTCATCGGTTATGAACGCACCCGCGCAGAAGCCGGCACTGAAGCTAAATCCTTCCGAAATGTCCAAAGTTGTTTCGAGCGATCTAGACTCTTCAATTGTGATTGAGCCGTCTTGGCCAACTTTATCGACAGCAGTCGCGATTAGCTCTCCAATGGTTCGGTCATTGTTCGCAGAAATAGTGGCAATGTTTGTGATTTCTTTAACACTCTTAACTGGGCGCGACATTTCCTGCAAATTAGCTACCACTTCCCTAACAGCCAGATCGATGCCACGTTGTAACTCGATAGGGGAGACACCTGACGCGATAAAACGTTGTGATTCTCGTAGTATGGCTCTGGCGAGTACTGTGGAAGTAGTAGTGCCATCGCCCGCTGAGTTGTTTGTTTCAACAGCAGCTTGCCGTAAGATTTGAACTCCTGCATTTTCAAATGGATCCTCTAGTGCTACAAAGGCCGCCACCGTAACACCATCTTTTGTGATGAAGGGCTGCTTGTCTCTTTCTTTTAGCAGAACATTGCGGCCTCGCGGGCCAAGTGTGGAGGCTACGTTGTCTGCCAGTACGTTAGCTCCCTTTATAATTTTTTGTTGTAGAGTTTGATTGTCATCATAAGCTCTGCTCATTAGTCCCCCATGGTTATAATATATTGTAATCTCTTACGAGTATTTTGTCAAGCTATTTGTTGGATTTATTCTTCAGTAAAGGAGCCATAATCCACCTGGGAGCCTCCCATGGCCTGTGGGCGCTCGGGATCTTCGGCCGCCTCCTTCATGCCGCCGATTGATGCGTCAACTGTTCGTTTAAGCTCGGAAGCATTTTGTACGGCCTTGACGCCGGCGGCGTCTTTTCTCTTATAGTCGCGCTTATTACATTTCACCGGCTCTACGTCTTCAGCGCCCGTACCACAATCAGTCAAGAAAAATCTTCCAATATTTTCAGACAATTCGGCCATGGCGTTGAACATTTTCGTCATGTCCTCGCCAATGTTTTGAGCACCTGCTTTAAAAGATTTGGAAACAGTGTAGTCGTTGACGCTTAAAGTACCAATTGTATTGGCCCTTTTCGTATAATACACTGGACTAATGGTAAATTGTTCTCGGTTCTTGAATCCGGGTGGGCCGTACCTGACTGTTTCCATTGTAGTTTTGCCCTTCTTCACCACTTCTTCTTCTTTCGTCTGCGTGACGAGCTTCCAAAAATTGGCAGGATCTGTAGCAGCGAGCTTCATCCAGTAGGCTTGTTCCTCCTCATTTCCCCATATTAGTTCGCGCTCCTTATTATTGGCGCCTCCAATCGTCAACTCAAAATTTGATGCAACTTTAAAGCCACCGACGCCACCAGGAACCGTTTTAGAAATATTTGCCGACCAGCCTACATTCAGGTCAAGAGGTTCGCCCTCTACAGGAGGTGCGCCGGCGATTAACAGGCCCAGATCCGAGTCAAAGGCACCCGGATCTGGGATCCAGAGGCCTCTCAGAGGGTGATCTTTTCTCACTCTGGGAATCTTGGCTATTCTTACCCAAGTTGGCACGGCGGTGCCTCGCGCGATCTTTCCCGTCCTAAGCCATAAGTAATTACCGTCTGGCATGATCGGAGGGAACTGTATGCCAGTCCGTTCGTCTGGCATCGTCTCGGCGGGGCCCCTTCTTAGCCAAGTCAATTTCTCATTTTTAGCTGGGGTGAATTTCACGGGTACAAGTTCAATTTTCTCTTCCCAGGTCTCATGACCAACCCAATCAAAAAAGCTTTCATGTGTAATATCAAACTCATAAAAAGTTACTGCGCTAACCTTGCTACCTCTTTTTCCTTTTGACATGGACTTGATTGCGACAACATAGCGCATATTAGCCTCTGCGCCATAATTTGCAAAATGCATCGCAAGGTCGTTAAAGCTGCCCTCCACGGTTCCTTTCTGGCGCAGAACCTTGAGGCTGACCGGGGAGTTCTCTTGTCCTGCGATATTGACTCTGATGTCTGCGATGTCATGCTCTCCCGTGGGAATCTGGCGGGATTGCCATGTCGCACCGGAACCAAACAAAGAGGCCATGAGAGGCTCCCAAAGAAACCCGGCCACAGAGGGGTTAAACTCTCTAATCACAAATATAAACTGATCCAAAAACATAAGATAGGAAAGCGTTTGAGCAACCGGCAATCCTTCCATAGATTTTTCGGGGTTTGCAAAGAAGTCAGTTATAGCTTTTAATTTGAGAGCGATCTGACTTTGCGAACCATCGGATTCGGCTAGGCCTATCTTAGACATCCATTGCCTGAACAACGAAGAGTCCTCTGTGCTTGGCTTCTGTCCAACAGAAATTTCTGTAGGCACCAGCGGAGGCAGTCGAAGAGCACGACCGCGCCTTCTACTATCTTCTGTTAATAGTGATAACTTGCTTGGATCAAAGGAGTTCATCGCCTCTTGTATTATGCCGATCAAAAGATCTGGGGTTACAATCACCTCTTGCTTCTTTTTGTATTCTTCTTTTAGTATATTTTTTAAGTCAGACATTTGTTCCCTCACACAATAATATCAGCAATACCAAATTTAACTGCTTCCTCTGCTGATAAATAGACATTTACATTGCGATTAAGCATTTCTTTTATATCAGATTTCGTCATATTTGTTTCCGCTACCAAACATTTCGTGTACATTTTTTGTAGATCGGCAATTGCTTCAAGCTCATTTGTCAAGTCTTGAAGGTTCCCGTGATTACCTGCTGCTACTGAATGTATCATAATCCTGCAGTTCTTTGCAATTCTTCTTTTTCCTTTTGTGCCGGCCGCGAGCAGCAGCACACCGGCAGACATTACTTTGCCTAGGCCAAGTGTATGAATCTCGCTTTCCTGTCTCGTAAAGCGCATTACATCATATAGCGCAAACATATCATCAGCACTACCACCATAGGTCGAAAGGTAAAAATCAATGGGGCGCCTCTTCTCCATATCCTGCTCCATCTTGTTTATCTCATTTAAATAAAGCATCGCGTGAATAACTTCCGCAACCTTTTCTTCGTGAATATCACAAAACATCCCAATCGTTCTCAAGTCGGGCTCGGACCGACCCTCCAGGGTGCCGGCATCTACTAGTAAGATTTTTTGCTCTTCCTGCTCGGAAGATGTGATTTTGTCTAAGAGTTTTTTAATCATTTTTGTCCTGTTTTAAAAGCTGTAGCACAAATTGTTTGTTGTCGTCCAGATACTTCATTCCTGAACTCCAACTATCAAAGTCTATGATCGGATTATAAAACTTGGGATGCAGATCGAGCATCTCCTTTATTGCCTTATCTTTATATGAGGCGATCTCCACATTGAAAGAGTGCCTTACATCTTTAACGTCTTTGTCGCTTTGATTGTTTTCTTTCATTTGACGCAAGCGAGCGGTATGAGAATGATAAAAGTTTTCCATAGATTTGGCCAACACAGCTAGACTAATTAGTTGCGAAACACGTATTAGGCCAATGCTAATCCTAACTGAACGTAAGAAATAAAATGTTTTATGGGTTAAGTACCCGAACGTAAAAACCAATAAATATAGCCACCATGGCCCCATACTTCACCTCAAAAATTAACCACTGAGATCTCAGTGGTTAATAATATCATAAGTTTATGTCTCTGTCAAGTTATTTTGTTAGTCTCTTCATGATGCGCTCAGCTAGCTGATCGACCATCTGCTCTCTACGGCTCTCGGTCTGCAAACGACTGGCTACGCGCTTCGCGACCTCATTAACTACCTCTTCCATCTCAAATCGACCGCCGCGCACACCCATGGGGCCGCCGGGCTTTTCATATCCGTGGCCTCTACTTCGTCGCCTTCGGGAGCGCTCTAGCTCCTCTTCTTCTGCTGGGTCATAGGGAGTGCCGGGCTCCATCTCCGACTCGTACTCTTCTTCTTCAGGCTCTCCAAACCCAAGGGGCTCGTCGCCAAGGGGAGACTTGCGAAGGCTTCTAGGATCGCGACGGCCTTTCGAGCCGAAACCATAGTGAACTTCGTCAAGGTCTTCCTTCTCTTCTTTTTCGTATGGCTTGCCAAAGCCTTTCTCACCCTTACCCTTGGATTTTTTCTCTTCCTTTTCTGCTTGCTCGCGCTTCTTGCGCTTAGCTGCCATATCTTGGGCGCGGCGCTCCATCATAGGCTCTTCCTCTTCTTCGCCACCTTCTACGCCACCAAGCTCCATCTCCATCTCTTCTTCTTCGCCACCTTCTACGCCCATCTCTTCTTCTTCTTCGCCGGGCTCTTCGCTGACCTCGACCTCTTCGCCTGTAACTTCCGAAATGGCGCGCTCAAGGGCGCTCATAAAGTCATCCATGGAGACCATTTCTCCACCGCCTTCCTCTTCGGCGCCCAGATCCATCTCTTCTTCGCCGCCAAGATCTTCCTCTTCGTCGCCTCCGAGATCCATCTCTTCTTCTTCATCGCGCGCGCCGGGCATGCCGTATTCGCTAAGACGATCCCGACTGATGGGTCGCAAGTTAGCGAGCTTCATAAATTGGCGAATCTCGCCTTCTGTTAATAGTTTCTTACGAGCCATTGTAAAATCTCCTTGTTTCATGACACAAACTCAAAAATAAATAGTAATAACTTTTGGTAATGGCATCAAAAACGAAAACAACCTATCAAATTTAATGACTTAAGTTTTCTTAGGGCTTTAGTTTCGATTTGTTTTATCCTCGCAAAAGATAAATGTTCTCTTTCTGCAACCTCTCGGAGAGTCATGGGACCGTGCTCATAAACTGAAACTAGAGTACAATTATATTCCTCTGGAAAGTCTTGCCATAAGCGACACTCTTTCTCTACGCAGCTTTTCTTTTTGTTTATACATTTGCGAGAACATTCGCGTAATCCGTCAATCTTCATATTTCTGGACGCTCCTCTTCGATGAGATCAAATATGTTCTCTATTTCCCCATCATTCAATCCAAAATCTTTCATCATCTGCTTTCCTTCGTCTCTCAACTTCTTTGATTTTGCTCTCTTTTGTTTGCCTTGCGGCTTTATTTCATCAATATAGCTTTGTATTCGTTCATCGCCATCAAGGTATCCGGCAATTATTGCTCGGAAGAACTTTGATTGAGTCACCCCGTCGTGTCGTAACTTTAAAATAAGTTTAGCGTGCTGGTGGGTATTCTCTACGAACGCAACCTTCTTATCCAGGTGCGGATTGGCTACGTCACCAGACACTACCAGCTCCTCGTATTGATATGCGTGCGACTTTCTGAAAGACCTGATGTGGTCTGACAGACAAAGTGCGCGGAGGCGTGGAGCTGTGTTAAATTTCTGGCTCCGCTATATGAAAACCCAGAACGGATCCCCTTTTCTAGATCCTCAAGAATCATTTCTGCGGGCCCTCGATGGGGCACTCGACTAACAACGCCTTCAAAAGATGAATATTTTCCGCGCCACTCTATTTGTGCCTCCTTGGAGGCCATTCCTCGATAGGTTTTCCATCGATCGCCTTTGGCGTCCATATATATTTCTCCAGGAGCCTCGGTTGTTCCTGCGAGCAAGGAGCCAATCATTACAGCGTCTGCTCCTGCCGCAAGAGCCTTCACCATGTCGCCGGAATTTTTAATACCGCCATCGGCTACAATTTTAACGTCTCTATCGGTTTTAGCACACTCAATTATAGTTTGTAGGCCTGGGAGACCATGGCCTGTTTGCACGCGCGTGGAACAAATGGATCCTCCTCCAATGTTACAGCGAACACTATCGGCGCCCCAATCTGCGAGGTCGTTGATGCCCTCAAGCGTTGCAACGTTACCGGCCATTAGATGATAATCGTCACCAAATAGCTTTCTGAGTTTGTGCAGCGCCTCCTTCATCATAATGTGGTGTCCGTGAGCAACGTCAACGCACAAGAAATCGGCGCCGCAGTCTGCAAGTGCACTAGCGCGCTCAAGATAGTCGCCAGAGATGCCGATAGCAGCGCCAATAAGGCGAGGGGAGTTAACCTTGTTGATCTCGCTCGCCTGCTCTTGAATGGTATTGTACCGATGAATAATTGCGCTAGCGCCAACATTTCCCATCGCATTTCCCATTGCACCCTCGGAAATAGTATCCATTGGAGATGCAAAGATAGGCAATTGAAGTATAACGCCCTTTCCTAAATCAGTCGATATGTCAATCTCCGCGCGTGAACGAATGTCAGAATACTGTGGAACGAGTAACACATCATCGTAAGAATATGTTTTATTCATCTACTCATCCTATCTATAAAATTCTTGATATATTCAAAAGTATACCACGTTGTTTCNTCGGGCTCTTNGGGATCCGGAAGATTAANCATCTTTTTGTTTGCNCCCGTCTTAATCAAATAGATGCTCGGAGTTCCATTGACCGGGAGAAGTTTATCAAGCTCATCGTGATCATCAACATTAAATGCGAAAAAATAAATATCGTCATAATGGTTTGAAATTTGCTCATACTGATCTTTTAAAGCATGACAAAGGTGGCACTCGTTTGAATAAAACTTAACCACGCAGGTTGCTTCCTCCTCGATATCGCCCTTCACTAGGCGCTCCAAAGCGGGGCCTGATATTCTTTCAACTGACATTTTCTTTCTCCTTTTTGTATTGTTGAATAACTTTTTGTGCTGTGTTCCAACATTCGGGACAATATAGCCGAACGGTGTCCTCATCTCTTACGACAACGTTCCAAGTGCGGGCCATTTCCTTGCTCTTCTTATCAAACGGCTTCAAGCAAGCCAAGCACTCGTCAGGCAACTTATCGAACTGGAAAATTTTTTCGGCAAGTTTTTGCGAGTTTTCCTTCCCCACTTTCTTTTGCATCTCGCGGCGCTGCTTTCTATTCATGTTATCTCCTGCACGGTCTTATAAAGCCGAGAGAGAGATGCGGAGGCCATCCTAAAGGTGTTGCCGCGGTTCTTGCCAGTTCTGCACCTCGTCTCAAACCAGATCTTCCTATCTTTTAAGGCATTACAAAACCCCAGGAAGCTAAATCCTTCGCACACCACAAAACTTTTTATCTTGATACGATTATTTTCTCCATCCTTCTGGACGTTACATAAGATAAGGTTTTTTAGCTTAGCATTGTAAGCGTCACGAATGGTGTTTAGCGGTAACTCATTAGAGTGCTGCTCGCCATTATCCACGTGGGTGTATATGAGTTGAACACTATTCTCTGAGAGGAGCAGTTTCGTCTTCCATTTGTATTTTTTGGTATCAGAATCGCGATCGTAATAAAACTTCTGGTATGCCTCTGTTTTGCCGTCCTCTCTCACCTTTCCAAACCTCAGAAGGCTGTCGGGCTCTATATAACACCCACTTGTACATAAGCTAACTTGACCAGTTGAAACTTTCAATTCATAGCCATGATAATCGGGCTTTACACACCTGTCTCCGCGAATACCAGTTAGACGCTCTTGAATGATGTGGCCAATGTCAACATCTTTTAATGTATCATGGTAAGGATTGGGAATCCAGCGGCCCTGGTGATTTTTATTAAAAATCTCTAGGCTCTTGTAGACTTCGCTGCGATTCATCGATTCATTGTCCCAAATATCTGTTGAGAGCCGCTGCTAAACACGACGATAGCTGACGGAAAGGGTGCACTATTTACACTGTCTCCAAATTTTAGCCGGCCCTTGAGGAAATATACCTCTGAGGCCTTCATCACATAATTGTGCCAATACTTGGTATCAGTTCTCGCTGGGATTAGCATTACCACCTTAGAGGCTCCATCTTTAGCAGTATTATATCCCTTTTCAATCCACTTGTCAATGCCTCTTCCATATGGAGGGTTAACGAATGTGGTGTGGCCTGTCCAGTCCTTAGATAAACCGTCTTCTGCTTCCGTATAAAAATTAGGGCACTTTGTGTTATGTGGTGTTGCGCACGGATCCAAATCAAATGGTCCGAAGCGCCAGTTAAGTTTATCAAAGAACTCTTGAGGGGTTGCCCACTCGCCGGTTTTTGAACTAAACATTGTCTTCTGTGTGTTTTTATCCATTTTGTAGTTTCTCCTTTTTTCTTTGTTCAACAAATTTAATAAACTCATCACGCTTCATTACATGAAGCCTCTTTGCGGCTACACAAAAAGTTTCTGGATGCTTGTTCAGCTTGTCGGCAGTTCTTTTATAAAACTTTACCAATTGGGCGCCACGCGGACGTTCCCAATGGATCCCAGAACATACCAAAACATAGTCATCGCACTCAATTGTCTCAGCCGCATTATGAAGTTCTGTGCATCCTTTCTGGTCTGCGGTACCGGGCACTTCCTGATACTTGAACTCCGCGCAGATACCGAGGCTAGCCAAATCACAATCTACCTCAGAAAGACGTGTTGTTGACCAATTAGATTCATACCGTCGTGGCTTTGGTGCGAGCTTCATCGAACGTAGTTGCTCGTTGATGCTCATCTCGTTCATCGAGCCAGTATGATTTGCCATGGCTCCTTGTGTATAAATATCACATGCACTAACGCTGGTAAAATTTTCTGTTTGATTAAGCATCTGTGCTTCCTAGGGCTCCTGTGCCTCTGTTGCTAATTGTTTTAGGATAATCGTATAGCGTGCCGTCTGTGTTTTCTTGCGGCTGGAAGTGTACAACCGGCATCATTACCAGTTGCGCGATCTTGTCGCCGTCTTGAATGACGCGACTGTCGCGTCCAATGTTATGGACATTGATGAATACTTCTCCATCGTAGCCCGAATCAATCACACAAGCGCCAACCACCAAGTTTAACTTAGCTGCCACGCTTGAACGATTCTTTACCTCCAGCATATAGCCATGAGGCACACCAAAGCGCAAGCCAGTCGGCACTAGCATACTGGTGTTGGGATGAACCGCAATAATCTCTTGCGGCTCTGTCGCAGAGTAGAACACATCTAGCCCAGCGTCCGATGGATTCGCGCGCTGCGGGCTATGTGCGCTGTCTCGCGTCTTGGTATACTCAATGATCACTCTTCTTCTCCTGAAAACATATTNAAGTTTTCAACAACCTCATCAATGTTTACCTTGCCCTTGTAGAGTCGATATGCCTTGACAGCAGCACGGATCTCGTCAGTATTGAGCCAGCCATTCTCTCGGAATTCGGAACGAAGCTCTCGCTTCTGCTCCTTATAGGGCTCGATGCATTCTTCAATTGCCGCCAACGAACGAATATATTCCTTGACGTAACGCTTTCTCTCTTCATTAGTTGAAGCCATTTTATCCCTCCTTGGATACTTTATTATTGTAGCAAATTGTGTTGTGTCTGTCAATGATTATTTAAAATCAAATTCAACTTTTACGCCAATCTTCATCTCGGGAATCTTGAGCTTATTCGCTAGCTTGTGGCGGCGGCATTCTTTGGCGTCTAGAAACCAATCCGCATGTCCCTTCTCGTGAACAATGTCCAGAAAATAGTTCTCTTCATGTCCACAGTTCGCAGCCATCATCTTATAGACCTTCTGGTTTAGCCTATCAACTTCTTTGGCGTCAGCTTTAATTTCCTCAACTTTGCCCCAGCCCATTGAACTAACATCGTGAATCATAACAGTGGCGTCTGGATCCATATAGCGTCGGCCTTCGACACCAAAGCTAAACAAGATAGCACCGCACGACATGGCTTTTCCTTGAACAATCGTAGCAACGGGGACGCGAGAGTGCTGAATATCAGAAATCATAGACATTAGACTGTATACCTGACCTCCGTAGCTATCAATTATAACCGGTACGACGGGCTGGCCTGTGTTCTGGGCTTTCATTATCTCTTTTGAGAATTCTTTTGCTGCGCTCTCATCAAACTTATTGACTCGAATAACTACGGGAAGATTCTCGCTTCTGAATTTTACCTCCTTTAAAAGAGGGCTTGGTGTATATATAATGTTCATGTTTTATCCTAGTAGTCTGAATGTTTTGCCGATGGCATAAGTTGAAAAGCCCCAGTTCTCGTCATACTTCAAACGAGCCATGTATGGGCGGTTCAAATGAATGCGATCCTTCTCGGGCTTGACGCCCCAGCACCGGATGCGGGTGAGTTCGTTGTTGCTGTCGATAACCTCAACAATCCAATAGTTCTTCCCGTTCTTTGTCTTTCTGGGGACGATTTTGCGCGGGATAAACCAGCAGACCTGTAGCGCGGGATCGAACTCGGAAATCGGCGGGATGAACTTCTCTTGAAGCCTTTGAACGGTTGCTGGCGGGATCACTAGATTGATCGGGAATACTCCAGTCAAATCAGTTTTAAACTGGATAATCTCCTCTTCGGTGAAGTCCCCTTCGGGTCGGTAAAGCTCCAAATTCTCAGAAAATCTCTTGGGATTTTTTGGGCGATCTACGATACACGCAGACCAGAAGTGCTTTCTGCCAGTAAAGCGATCATCGATGATATCATCGAGGGCGCCCCCTCGACACAAGGCGTCTAGGGACTTCTTGTTTAACTTAGAGTATGTAATGCCCTCGTTGAACAAAAGCTCTTCGGCGTTGTTGAGCGGTCGGTTAGCAAGGATCTGATCGATCGCTGCCATGCCCAGTCCCTTAATAGATGTAAGCGGCTGAATCATTGTCTTACCATCCTCGCTGATCTCCCAGACCGTGCCCGACTTGTTGATGTGAAGCGGCGCAATCTTAAAGCCATACTTCTTGGCGATGTTGATTGCCTTCTCCTTTCTAGTCTCGGGCTCCTTGTCAAGGAACGCCGCCATCCACTCCGCAGGGTAGTAATTGAACAACCACGCACACTGGAATGAGATGATGGAATAGCTGACCGCATGCGACTTGTTAAAGCCATACCCTGAGAAAAACTCAAACTTGTCCCACAGGTCTTGGGCAGCGTCACGGGCTATACCCTTGTCAACGCATCCTGTGATGAACTTTTTGTGGAGCTTGCCTTTCACGCTGTTCTTTCCGGTTCCCTTCTTCGTCAACACCTTGCGTAGCATATTGCCTTCGTCAAGAGTTAGGCCACCGAGCTTATGGCCCAACAGCGCGATTTGCTCCTGAAAGATTAGGAAGCCGAATGTCTCTTGTGTAATCTCGCAGGCTTCGTCTGAAAGGTATGCGATCTGATGTGGGTGCTCCTTGGCTTCCACATAGTCTGCGTCAACACCAGCCGACAACGGACCAGGGCGGAAGATAGAAGTCACAGCAGAAACATCAATAATGTTTCGTGGCTTGACCTTCGTACAGAACCCTTGTGCTCCTTGCTCTGTGAACTGAAAGACTCCAGCCCACTTGCCTTTGTGAAAGATGTTCTCGTATACCTCTTGGTTGTCAAGATCGATCCTGTCAGGGTGTAGGTTTTCATCGTAATACTCTCGCACCTGTGCGAAAGTTGGATTCTCAACGCCATGATGCCGGCGGAGGATGTGCTCGATGGCGCCTTCCATCATCTTTAACGTAGACAGGCCCAGCAAATCAAACTTAATGAAGCCCATCGGCTCAAGGTGCCTGACGTTCTGACCTTCTGCCCACGGTGCTTGTCGCACACCACCAGAGTTAATCAATGGCATGCTCTGGTCTAGATTCTCTGCGATGACCACGCCGCCGGCGTGGCGCGAGCATGAGCGGACCTGTCCCACAAGCCCCTCAACGTGCGCCTTGACTGCTGGATACTTGTTCAGGTATGCACGCAGTGACGGCGAGAACTCCATTGTCTCTTCCCACGTGGGCGCATAGATGCCAGCCTTGATACCGTGCTTCTTCTTAGCCTCGGGCGTTGCCTCTCGGATCATCACAGATGTGACCGTGTTTGCCTCCGTGAATGGCACGTCATAGAACTTTGAGATGTCCTTGATAAGCGAGCGCAGCTGGAGGGTGTTCCAGTTAGAGATTGGAGCAACGCAGTCGGCGCCCCACATCTCTACAAGCTTCTCCTTCAGTGCCATGCTATCAGATATATCATAGTCAATATCAGGGTAGTCTGTAGCATCGGAGCGCAAGAACCGGGAGAACAGTAGTCCGTGCCTGATCGGATCGACCTGTGTAATGCCCAGCGCATAAGCCACCAACGAACCTGCGGCAGAACCACGACCGGGGCCGGCCAGCATCATTGTGGATGCTACGTCAGCGATAGACTTCATCGTCAAGAAATACTTGGAGAAGCCTCGGTCATCAATAACGTCAAGCTCGTGCTTAAGTCTTTGAATGTACTCTGGATTACCTTGGAACCCTCGCTCTTTCAATCCCTCAAGGGAATATTGGACTAGCGCCTGTGTCGCAGTAAATCCAGCCGGGACCACGAAACTTGGGAGGCGCACCGTGTTGTCTGGGAAGAACTTTTCGATGCGATCAAACGCAATGCGGTGGGACTCTTCGATGCTCTCTCGTACCAAGTCATCGTCGTACTCAAAGCCGCCCTCAGAGGCGTACTTCTTGTAGCTGTCCCACATCTGATCGCCGTTCTTCGGGTATAGCTCATAGCCAACCTCTTCCACTCCCTCGGGCAGTTCCGATTCCATATACTCAGGCAGGCCGCCCTTGCCAAGCCAACCTAGACGAGTGTAAAGCTCTCGATCTCGCCAAGCTTCTGGGTCTGGGTAGTGGCTATCGGCTGTGCTCAAAAGTTTAATGTCATGCTTCTGTGCGGTCTGGATGATGTATTGGTTGAGCTTGTGCTGGTCCTCCACGTTGTTCCATTGAATCTCGGCGTACCAGCGATCACCAAAGATGTCTACCATCTTCTCGGTTGTCTCGCTCATCGCGCTCAGCACAGCCTCATCGCCTTCCTCTCGGTTCTCCCAATAGTTCCCGGCATATACGCCACCCAGACAAGCAGACGCAGCGATGATGCCCTCATTGTATTTCTTTAAGAGCGTGTAATCAATGCGAGGATACCTGTAAAAGTTTTCTGGCTGGTAAGACTCGGATACCAATTTAAAGAGGTTGTTGAGCCCTGTCTGGTTCTGGGCCAGCAAAACGAGATGTCGGCGACGGCGCAGGATGTCTTGCGTCTTCTTGCTGCTGCCGGCGTCTTCAACGGTAGCGCCTGATTGATCGGTCTTCTTGATTGATCGTGCTCGCTTCTTGT